TGCGTCGGAGCAGTCTGTTCAGTCTGTCGTTGAGCTTTGGCGTTTTCGGACTCTATGTTAAGGAGCCGTTGTGCTGCTTGCGCGACACTCAGATTACCCTTTTTCGGTGCATCATTTTTTGCCTCAGTAGATACTTCGGCTGGCTGTGAAGAAGCGGATTCGACGTTTTCGTTAGACATGGGATTATAGCCCCCAAGGGCGAAGAGACTGCATGGCGGATACCAAGTATCGCTACAAATGCGTCGGCAAATTACACTGTCAACAATAAATACAACAATTTATTGCACCGACTAAAGCTATTAAGCCCCGCGATCTTCAGCATCAGTCTCTGCTTGCAGCAATTGTTGCTGCACAAAGTCATCATATAGCCCAATAATCTGTGAGTACGCCCGAAGTTCTCCGGTGGATGCAAGGGTCATGCGATCATCTTTAACAACTGCATCGGAACACAGATCAATCATGGTAGAATGCTGCATTTCGCGCAGTTCATTGATGAAATTCTGGAAGTTATCGTTTCCCACCAAACCAAACATGGTATGACGGAGGTTGGAAAACTTCTCAGTAGCACTCTGATGGGGATCGCGACGTTTCTTCATGGGGAAGCGGTAGCTGCGGTGGGACTAGGCATGGTGGCACCGAGGCGACCAATGACAGCGTTCTGCTGTTGCTGCATCTGGAACTCATACTGCTTCTTGCGAGTATCCAAACGCTGACGGAAGGGTTCATCTTGGGCGTACCGCTGCTGGATGTCAGGCTGCTGCAAATACTGCTCCATAATTTGCAGACCAAATTGCGGAGGTGTGCCAGGCTTGATGTTCTTGGGAATGCCGGCAAAGATCTGCGTCAGATCCTGCTGTTCGTCCTCCACCAGCTGCTGTTGAGCCTGTTGCACGGGGCGAATAATGCGCTCGGCAATGTTAGGATCGATGGTGGAGATGAATGCGGTGCAGAGAGCGGAATAATCGATGATTCCATCACGGTCAAGGGACTGCGCGGCCTGAATAATGGCAGTCCACTTCTCGCTCATGCGCTTGAAGTCGGTGGATTGCACGTCCCACGACAGATAGAAATCAAACTCTTCGTTGATGTCGCCCTTGTTGAACAATTGGAGGTTAACGTCCTTGACGCCCATCACGCGGAACATGACTTCATCTTGTCCGTACTGCTTGTAGAGTTTCCAGATCTGACGGAAGGTGCGGGACAGGCAACTGAGGAATTTATCTACCTCAAATTGATTGAAGATGGGGTCAATGGCAGGGTCGCCTTCGCGGGAGGCAAATCCATTGTACTCCTTGAACGAGGCTTCCAACAGCGTCTCGGACGTGTTGGTGTTCATGTCAGGGATGGGACGATCTGCGTAATGGTATTCGTTGGGCCTGCGCTCGGAAATCATGGCTCCTGGCCCCCAGCGTCCTGGCGGGCGTCCTTGCGGGTAGCAAATGGGCGGAAGGATGCCTAGAGAGGCCGCGTCAATGCGACTATCCTTGTGCGCTTTGATTTGGTCTTGGTAGGGCTTGCCTGGTTCCGGTACGCCGCGTGAATCGTGCAACTTGCGGCTGAGATATTCGCGGCGGTACAAAACAAATGGATACTCGCCGTGCGCGTAACCCAGCAGACCTGTTTTGGCGTAGCCGTCATGGTTCTGATCGGCGGGCAGCATCGGGTTAAAGATGGTGCAGTAAATCCCTGGCGTTCCATCTTCGTCTGACAAGCGTTGGTAGGCGTAGACAACGCCAATGCGGTCCGTGAACCGCTGTTGGGTGTAGACGAAGGAACGACTGATAGGTTGAAGGTACTCGCTGGGGCTGATGGTAATCAGTTGTCCGCGTACTTTCTGAATGGCAGCTTCCACCCAATTCTCGTCCCAGCCATCGGTCTGGACACAGGCACGCAATTGCTCGGCGGTAAAATACTCTACGCGGTAAATCCCTGGCGTGTGCTCAAGGTCCGTAGAAAAAGATGGGATAAAAACGTGCTCATCCAGATTGAAAGCGCGGATAATGGGGTAGGACCGCTCGGGACCGTCCATCGGCACGGTGGTTTCACCCGTGTCGCGCAACTCTTTGAGCATCTTGCCCGCTTTGCCCTTGGAGCAGTCGTACTGCTTGACGAAGATTTCTTTCAGGTCGTCGGCTGCGCTCTTGTCTTCCAAGAGGGCCATAATGTCGATGGCGGGGAACTGCTCTTGCAGATCCTGCAAGCGGACGCTAACCATAATCTTCTCTTTGCGTTTCTCCCAGAACTGACCCATGACGGCAATACCTTTTTCGTCCATGAAGTTGGCGCACATCTCAATCTCGCGCTCAATTTCGGGGATCTGCGTCTGGATCATCCAGCGCATAAAGTTGCTGACAAGCTGACTGCGGGAACCGTCCTCAGAGCCTACGGGAACGGCGGTAAGGTTAGAGCGTTTGAACGCCATTCCTTTCATCGCAACTTTCTTGTTGATGATATTATCAACAAGGAAACAGCGCAAATCGCTGGCACCATCCCACGGGGTGGGGCTTACTTTGCTACCTTCGCGGGAATGCTTTTTACCATCGGCAGACTGACCGTTCCAAATAGCGTAACGGGTTTCGTAGTTCAGGCGGCATTGGTCGATGAATGGCTGGTTGTCGCGCACGCAATCTTCAAAGGCTTTCTTCAACAGATTGAAGTTTGGTCCTTCGTTTTCAGACGGAGCCAATTGCAGGCCTGGGTCTGAAGTCATGGATTTAGCGTTGCCGTCAATAGAACTCATAGGCTTAAATTACCACTAATGCTGATTTTTAATAAATCAAGCAATCAATAACTCCATGTTCGATCGTCAATATGTTTATTGGCGTGCGGATCGACGAAGGAGCATTGGGAAACGAGCAGATAGCGCAGGCAGTCGATGGGATCCTTGCTGGCTTCGTCTTTGCCACCCTTGGCTGTATATTCTTGCAAGGAGTAGATGAGATTCTGGCAGCGTTCGCTGATGTAAATCTTGGGCGCGTTGAGGGATGAGATGGGTTTGCTTTCGTCGTAGGAGAACAAGCCATTGATGAGCTGGATGCCGTTCTCGATTTCAACTCCTGGGGCGGGCAGAAAGACCATACCGGCATCGTCAAGTTCACTAATGATGGTGGTGGCTCCATCGGCGGATTGTTTCTCGGCGGCACCTAGGCGCGGGTCAATAAACCGCTCAAAAATAATCTCTCCTTCTTCGCAATGTTTCATCAGTTCGACGTAATCGTTGATGCCTCGCTTGGAGCCTTTTTGGGCTGGGCCTGCTTTGCCCTCGGGTCCAGTGCCTGGCAACGCCCAATCGTCGTAGTCAGGCCACTCGCGGTAAACCCACCACGTCCCTGCGGCATCAATCGCGGCCCAGATCATAAACCAATTCTTGGAGCCAGCGGGATCCAGCACCATGTAACGGGTGACATTGTAATCCACGTTGGTGGTCCACGGTAGTTTTTCGTGGGGGATAACGTTGACCTCTTTGTTGAAGCCTGGGAACACGCTGGTCATGCTCTTCGTCGGCACGCCATAGGCGCGGGCGAACACTTCATCCTTGGAGCGACCCAAGAGTTTGTTTCTAAAATCTGAGGTATCGATAAAACTGTTATCCTCTGTCCAAAAGTAATAGATGATGGTCCCTGGCCGCGACAACGATTCTTGAACGACGGGAAGCTCGCGGCCTACGAGCGGGGCGAAACGTTTCTCTAGCGTGCGAGTCTTGCCAAGAATGTCTTGCACCAAGGGTGTCCAGCCCGTGAGCGTGGTGAACGTCAGGAGAATGCGTCCGTGATAGTCAGTGGTGCGGTACTGCAAGGTCTCAAACATCTTCTGCGGACATTCCTCGTCGCACCAAATGAGATGCGCCTTGAAACCTTCAGCTACTTGGGCGTCGGCTTGGTAGCTCCGGTAGTTGCTAAACTTAATGCTGCCCCCGCGCCGAAATCCATTAACGGGAGGGAGGATGCAGATGTTGTCGGTAAAGCCGTTCTTCTGGGAGTATTGGACGCTGTGGTTGAGTCCTTTCTTGGTGGGCAAGTTTTC